AAAAAATAGAAATAGAAAAAAGAAAAAGCCACCAATTGTAACAGTAGATCCAGTAAAAACTGAAAATAATGTTGATATAAATTAGATTCTAAATAAAATAATAAAGAATATATATAATGACTAGACCAGTTTGGTTAAATGATCCAAGAATATTATTAAGAAAAGATAAAATTATGGAAATATGGCCTAATCAAGATATGTCGGCAGAAGAAAAAGTAAATGCTGTGTCTAGATTAGTTATAATTTTAGTAATTATAGGTTTTTTGTTAACATTAAAATTAAATATATTTTTATTAGGTGCAGCGACTTTAGGAATAGTCTATTTATTATATTATTTTCAAAACAGAAGTATAAATCAATATAAAGAAAAATTTTCAAATAAATTATCTGGAGTATATCCTTTATTAACAGATCCAATAATGTATAATATGAATAAAAATCTTTTTATGAAACCAAGTCAATCAAATCCGCTAATGAATGTTACTTTACCAGAAATATATTATAATCCAGGACGAAAACCAGCAGCACCAACATTTATGCCAGAAGTAGAAACAAAAATAAATAAATCAGTGAAAGATTTTGTTACAGAACCATTTGATGATCCAAAAATAAAAGATAAATTATTTGCTGATTTAGGCGATGAACTTATATTTAATAGATCAATGTTACAATATAATGCTATGCCAAATACACAAGTACCCAATGATCAAGGAGCATTCCAAGAATATCTATATGGAAATATGATTTCTGCAAAAGAAGGAAATCCACTAGCTTTAGAACGTAATCATGCAGGAGCATATAATTTTACGAATCCTTGAGATAAAATATAATATAGAATAATATTATAGAATGAATTTCTCTACAGTAATTGATAGATTATTTGATGGAACTTCTAGAATAGGTAATGATGCATGTGATCTAACAAATAGAAATAAAGAAAATATTGCAGCAGCAGATTATATGCTAGAAAATTTTTCTACATTAAGTCCATTTAATAATGCTTTAAACTTAGCTTTTAATCAACCAAATATAGTTTTACAAGGTAGTCCAAAAGGAGGATTTAATAGTGATTATGTTGATGCAAATAATGTATTAACATTCGGACAAGGAACTAATATGAGAGAGAGAGGTTTAATACAGCAGAGAATATTTAATGCAGTACCATATTTAGGGAAAGGTCCTGCAAATACACCTTTAGAAAATACACTAAGAGGCGGTGCATATAATTTAAAATTAAAAAGTTTAGATCCTACATCAGAAGTAACAAATTTTAATCTTACATACACTCCTCTAATTCCCTCAGTTGAGGCAACTGTAACAAACCCAGTAAATTATGTTGAAACTGCAGCAAATGAAGATTGGGTAAGAGGTGGTATTCCCTCAAGACTTTTAACAAGAGGCGAAGATAATTGATTATAAATTATTAATATATAAATACTAATTATTGTTTATATATTAACATGTCAAAATTAGCATTTATAACAGGAATTACTAGACATGATGGGTCATATTTATCTGAATTATTAATTAAAAAACAATATAAGGTTTATGGTATTGTTAGACGCAATTCTGAATTATTTAACTATTCTAGACTTTTATATATTCGAGATAGTTTAAATTTAGTATATGGCGATTTGACAGACAGTTTATCATTAAGCAATATAATCAATATCATATTAACTAACAATAAAGATTATAGTATTTTAGACCAAATGAAGTAGACATTTTATTAAGTGATAGTGAGAAGGCTAGAAAAAAACTAAAATAGAAACCAGAATACGATAATTTAGATAAGTTAATAGATAGTATGTTATAAACTTAAACCTAATGTTATATTTAAATAAAATGGAATATATAACAGATTTTGTTTGTACATATCACTTGATAGAAGATTTAGACGATTCTGATATGTTATATAAAACACAGTTAATGCAGGCATTTATACAAGATATTTCAAATTCTGAAATTAATATAGATGATGCATTTGAAAAAATAGATAAACAGACAGAAATTCTCTATAAAAAATATAATACTAATCGATTAATTATACAGTTAATGGATAAATATCCAAAATATGATCGAGAAATACAATTTCAGATGTGTTTTAGTTATTATAGTTTCTATATAATGCATAAAATTTTGTGTGGAATAATAAATAATAATTTAGAGGAAGATATATGTAAAGATTTAATTAATAAATTAAATATAGAATAATATATATATTTAATGCTTTGTGAAAATATACCAGGTAAAGATCCAAGATATTGTTGGGAGAGAGGTTGTACAAGTGATAAAAATAGTCAAGCAAATTATTGTTTAGAGCAAAAGGCACGAGCACAATTAATGGATCGTAGAATGTTTTATTATGGTCCAAATGGACATGCATTTAATCCTGCATTTCCAGAATTTGTAAGACAAGGTAGAATGCCTGCAAATAATTTTTCTTTTAATGCAGTAGATATTGAATCATCTCTATTTAATATAGGTGTATGTAATTTAGTAGAACCAAAATCAGCAATAGTGCCTAGATTTAAAGAAACTTTACCACCAATAGCATTTTTTGAAAGACCTAAATTAGTAAAACAGGAAACATTTATGCCATTATTAGATCAAAGACCTTGGCCAATTTGTCAAAATTATTCATAATTTATTATTTTTTAATTTAAAATAATAAATATTATATATAAATGGCATTTAGTAGAGATGATAATGCAAAAATTAGATGTAATTTAAATGCTTACAATAATCAATTAGGGTATATGGTAAATGTTCCTGGAAATGGAGTACATCCCGACTATTTTGTAGATCCACAGATTCGATTACAAAAATTTGGTGCTAATTTATCAGCAAATGTAGTCGATATAAATAGTAAATTACTTGGAATAGACAAACAACTAAATCGTGATCATTTTGTTCCAAATACACGTGATCACTATTTTAATCCGGTTTATAAGCGTTTTGTCTATCCAACAGTTGATCATACAATTACTGACCAGTCAAGAACAACTAATCCAGCATGGGAATTAAGAGGTTTAGAAAGAACTAATTGGGATTATCCTTTAATTAATTATCAAAACCATACTGAAATGATGTTTGCAAATAATATTAATTCAAGACAACAAGAAAAAGATCAATTTAGAAATAGATGCGGTATGTAAATGCGATATGTAATTATATATAAAAAATATTATAGTTTATATATAATGGCTGAAGTAGCACTACCAATTTTAGCTCTAGGAGGTTTATATATATATTCTAATTCTAGTGATAAAAATAATAAACGAGATAATTTTACTAATATGGGTGTGACTCCACATCCTAATAGAAGTAGTTTAAGTAATTTACCCAACACACATGTTATTAATCGAGATTTTCCAAAACAAAATCAACCAATTGACAAAAAGAATGAGAATTATATAAGAGAATATCATAATCCAAATCAAACAACAGATAAATTTTTTAATCAAAATGTATCAAAACGACTACTAGATCCAAATATTGCAGATCAAGAATTTAAAAGTATAAACGGTCAATGTTTTACAGCAAAAGATTTTAAACATAATAATATGGTTCCCTTTTTTGGTTCAAAAGTTACACAAGCTGGTCCTAATAGAGAAAATTATGCTATATTAGATTCTGCTGCAGGCGCAGGTAGTGAAATTATTAGAAAACAAGAAGCTGCCCCACTTTTTAAACCTGAAGATAATGTTCAACTAGCTCATGGTGCCCCATTAGCAACCGATTTTATGCAATCTAGACAAATGCCAGCCACACGTATTGCAAATGTTTTACCCTGGGAACAACAAAAAGTCGCACCTGGGTTAGGTTTAGGTTATACAACAGAAGGTTCCGGTGGTTTCAATTCTGGTATGACACATAGACAATCATGGTTGCCACCTACAGTAGATGATTTAAGAAGTAAGACTAATCCTAGAGTAACTTATAATTTAGCAGGGCATGAAGGTGCTGCAGTATCAGAAGTAAAAAATATGGGATCTATTGGACAAATAGAAAAGCATAGTCCAGATACAACATTTGCTTTAGGGGCAGATAGATGGTTCACAACTACTGGATCTAGTATGGGACAAATGTCTCATCCTAAACAGATGATGCCTGAAACTAATCATTGTTCTACTGAATATTATGGTTCAGGATCAAATGCAACACATCAAGGGCTTTATACTAAACCACATACTGAAGAACCTCATCGCATTGAACAAACAAAATGTACAAATATGAATCCTGCAACCGCTATGGGACAAGGACATGGAAATGATAACGATTACGGAAGAACCGGTTTTGATATTTTAAAAAATAATAGAACTGAATCTTGTAAATCAGATAATAATGGAGCATTTGGTGCAGTTAATTCAATTGTCAAAGGAATGTTTGCGCCAGTTATGGATGTTTTAAGACCTAGTCGCAAAGAAGATGTTATTTATAATGCTAATCAATTAGGTAATGTTCAAGCAGCCGTTCCAAATTTACCTTTAACTAATCCTAATGATAAACTTAAAACAACCAATAAAGAGATGACTGCTGATAAAATAGGATTAAATTATTTAAATGTATCTCATATAAATGGTAATGGTGGTGGAGGATATGAGGCAACAACTACTGTAGCAAAATCACAGCAAAGAAATTTTGGCGAGAGTGGAACTAGAGGCAATATAGGTAATACAATGAATGCTCCTATGGATATAACTGCTTGGAATGAGCAACACAATAATGTAAATAAAACTTATGAAAATTGGCCAATGCCTGGTGGAACTCAAGTATTTAGTGGAGATATTAATATGTCAATAAATAAACGTGATCAAGATAGAGTAAATAATAGATTAACTTCCCAAGATTTTATTAGCGTACAAAGTGTTCCACAGGATCCAAGTAAAAGTATTCCTTCTGCTGAAACATTTGGAAGAATTAATATGCCTCAACAATATAATCAAAATATAAGTACTCAAAGAATTAGCGGCGATATTTTACAAGCATTTAAATCTAATCCATACACACAATCATTACAGAGCTTTTAATCTTTTTATAAAGAATTATCTCTATTAGCATTATCTAATTTAGTTTCCCAATTGCAAGTATCTCGATATTTATCAGACTGTTTGTGACACCATCTATGTAAATTAGTAGTATTATCAATATAGTTTTTATTTATATAACTAGATATTCTAGTTATAATTTTAGGTAATCCAGTATAAAAATATACGGGTTTATTTATCTCAAATAATAGTTTTAACATTTTATTAAATAATAATTATGTATTTAATAAAGTTTAAGAAATATTATTTATAGTAAAATATGACAAATAATTTAGAAATTCATAAAAATATTGAGGAAAGATTAGATTATTTTATTAGTAACAGAAAAATACCAAATATATTATTTCATGGACCGAATGGATCAGGTAAACGCACACTAGTATATAAATTTATTGATAAGATATATAATAATAATAAAGAATTAAAACAAAATTATGTGCTTTTTGTCAATTGTGCACAAGGAAAAGGTATTAAATTTATAAGAGAAGATTTAAAATTTTTTGCAAAAACAAATATTAATTCACAAAATGGGAATCTTTTTAAAAGTGTAATATTATCTAATGCTGATAAACTTACTATAGATGCTCAATCAGCACTACGAAGATGTATAGAATTATTTAGTCATACAACAAGATTTTTTATTATAGTGGAAGATAAATTTAAGTTATTGAAGCCTATATTGTCACGTTTTTCTGAAATATATATTCCCTTACCAAAAATAGATAATAAACAAGTAAATTTACATAAATATAATATTCAAAATAGTGAAGTAAATAAAAATATAATATTAATAAAAAAATATTTAAATAATTTTTCAAAAACACCTGAAAATTTATATGAAATTAGTGAAAAATTATATAATAAAAGTATTTCAGGATTGGATTTAATAGATTATATAAATATTACTTTTAAAAATAATGAATATAAATTTAAATTATTAACAGTTATTTTGAAAATAAAAAGTGAATTACATAATGAATTGACTACTATAATGTTTATAATTAATTTACTCTATTTTAGTTCATTAGAAGATTTGCATTCTATTTTAGAAATATAATAAAATCTACACAAATTAACATTTTTATTTCGTTCGGCAACTATTTAGAAAATATTTTATCTATTTAATGGATGACTATTCTCTGACTAGTTTAACTGAATCAAAAAATGAATGGTGTGCACGTTTAGTATCTCTCTTAACACACCATATAGTAGTTGGCATTGAATCAATATTTAATGAAGCAGTTAATATTTGTGTTAATGAAGATGAAGAAAATAAATATTTAATGACATTTCAGAATTTATTAAGTACAATTCCAAATTGGAATCCAACAATTATTGAACACGAGAGAAAAAGAATAGAAAGTGATAGTGGATGTAAATATTTAGAAGATTTAATAACAACAGTACATATAATCCAATTAAAAGCTCTAACATGTATTAGAGTAGGTCAAAAGCAAAAAAAAATAGATATTAATATACCTTCAGTTGATAAATTTATTCATAATATTTATATTAATGTAGCTAGAAAATTATACACAAATATTTATCTATATGAAAAAGATTTATATCCATTACAAATACAAAAAAATAAACACGAAGTAGAAATTTTAGTAAAAGAAGCTATATTATCAACAATTAGAGATAATATTCCAGTAGAGAGAATTTTACAGTGTTATATGGAAGAAAATGAAGAAGTTGAAATTCCAAATGAAGTTCCTGTTGAATCAAAAGAAAATGTATTAACAACTGATATAGCATTAGATAAGCCAAAAATCGCTGATATTCCTGTTGATATTTCAGATAATCCTATACCAAGTAACTTAAAATTAGAAAAAATAGCAGAAGATCTTAAGTTAAGTGCTGAAAAACCAAATTTAGTAGATGATTCGAGTATTGAAATAGAAAAAAATATATTAAAAGAAGAAAAAGTTGAACTAGATCTAGGTGAACATTTATCGGCTAGTAATAACGTACCTGATATAATTGAACGCACAGAAAAATTAAGTATTGATTTTTCTGACAAAGATAGAGTAGTAGAATCGAATGGTAATGAAACAGAAGTTTTAGCACCAAAAGATGTAGAAACTCTAGAAAAGATATCAGAAATAAATACTGCAAAAAGAAAAGCGAAAGAAGAGGAAGAAGAAGATGATAAATTGAATATTGGTGGAGATGCATCTTTAGAATTAGATATTGTATCACTGTAATAAATTCGTAAAATCTTTGTAAAGTAATTAATTATAATATATATTTATGGATAACATATATATTATAGCCTTGGCAGTATCAATTGTACATGGTATATCTAAATTTTTCGAAATTAGATTTATACTTAAAGAAAAAGTTAATCTTAAACAGTTAATGATAGATATTATTTTAGTATATTTTAGTGTCATAATAGGAATTTTTATTACAGAACAGTTTATTAGTAAAACAAAAAACTTAACACAGGCTCCCGTATTTATTGATACACCAAAATTTTAATAAATTTAAATTATATATATGAGTGATTTAACAAAATGGCATGAAAAAATGTTTTTGTATACATTATATGCATCATGGATATTATATCCAGTATCTTTTTTTATAGAAAATAAATATGGTTTAGTAAATTTAATAGACTTAGTTGATTTAGCTGTTAAATTATATATATCTCTAGTTTTAATTTATAAATTTAATCCTTGGTTTGGTTGTTCACAAAAATTTTCAAAGTTTGATACAAGATTGGCTTGGCAAGCAGGATTTTTCTTATTTATATCATCATTATCGGTTACTGTAATAAATAATATAAAACAAAATCTAGTTTTACCAATCAAAAATTATATAGTAAATTAATATAATAATTAATAAAATTAATATATTAATTAATTTAATTCAAATGTGTCAATATTCATTATTTTAGAACCCTTTTTTATTTCTCGTTTAGGAACAACATATTTGCTAAAAATCTTATTTTGAATTACGTTATGAGGTGTATGATTGTGAACTTTTCTAGCTATCATTTTATATAGTTTAAAATCTGGATATCTCTCTTCATCATTATTTTTATACAAAATATTTCTACCTTGATCATCAACGCACCAATCTACAATTAATTTATGAATTGGTCGCATTTTACTATTTGGAGAATCATATTCATCAATAATAAAATCGTATATAGAACATCCTAATCTGCATAGATCAAAGCTCATATTTGGTTCTACTAATGGTTTTTTATCATTATAATAAGGTTCAAAATTATATTGAGTTGCAGCATCACCATCTTTATGAAAGCTATCACTACAAATTAATTTACCTTTATATTTATATATAGCTCTACCAAAATCTATAATTTTGAATATTTTACCAAATGTTGGTAATTTATAATGTTTATCATTATATTTATAATATAAATATCGTTTTTCAGTTTTAACATACATTATATTATTTGTATGTAAATCATTGTGTGTAAGACTAAATATATTTTGATATGTAATTAGCATCATTAATATTTGTAATATAGCACAAGTTAATTCTTCATCATTTAATTCATCATTTGCTAATAAATCATCAAATGTATTTTCACAACATTCTAAAGATATTATTTGTACAGGAAATTTTTTTAGCGATACCATAATAGCATCTGGTTCGGAATCTCCAGAGCTAGTAGATCCATCACTCGTATCATCTGTATTATTATCACCAGAATTACTATCATTATCATGACTTTTATCAGTATTTGATGATCTAGATGATACATCAGAATCGCTAGACTTATCTGTTTTATTAGATTTGCTATTTCTTATATTATTATATAATAAGTTAGTATCACTAATATCATTATCACTAATATCATTATCATTACTATTATTTTGATCATAATCCACATTTTCTAAAGAAGTTAAATTTTCTAAATTTAATATAGAAATATCTTCAACATCATTTCCTAGCGATATAGTTTTTTTATTTGATCTTGATTGATCATTAAATATATCTTCATGATCACTATTAACAAATTTATATAAATGTTTATTGTTGTGAAAATGCTCACTATTTGCTAACATATCAAGATCATCTCCAATATCAATATGATATTCATTTTTTACTCCTAAAAATGAACCATAGAAATCTAATCCATGAATAAAATCTTTACAATTTAACAATTGACTAGTTAAATATGTAAAAAAACTGTCTACATATGCTGAATTATTTGGGTCACACACTTTATCATAACAATTATTATTTTCAAGTTGTGGAAGAATAAAAATTTTATTATCACTAATATCATATTTACCAGCTAAATATTTATAAGGATCTAGTAATGGAGAAAATTTAAAAAATACATCTTGAGTTATAGAGGTTTCATTTTTAGTATTAATGACACCTTTATAACGATTTTCACTAATTTTTTCATTAATTGAAAAAAGACTATTTTGATTATTTAAATTTATATTGTTGTAATTTGTATTATTTAGTTTAAAAAAATTATTATATAATGGAATATAATTTTGGCACGATTCCATGTTTAATAATTCAGGATTCTTAAAATTCTCAAATAATTGAGAATTATTCATCTTTTTGTAAGTAATATCCATTTAGCTAAATATGATAATATATTATGTCTATTTAAACTAATATCGCGTAAATATTAATATATTTATTTTCTTAAAACTTAATAAATGACTTTACAATTAAAGAAATTTGATATGAAAAGTATAAGTTTTAAACCAGATGAAAATAAAGGACCTGTTGTAGTTTTAATTGGGCGTCGTGATACAGGTAAATCATTCTTAGTAAGAGATCTTTTATATTATCATCAAGATATACCAATAGGCACAGTTATATCAGGAACAGAAGCAGGTAATGGATTTTATAGTTCACACGTTCCTAAACTGTTTATTCATGATGAATATAATGTAGTTATTATTGAAAATATATTAAAACGACAAAAAACTGTTCTTAAACAGATCAAAAAAGATATAGAAAACTATAAAAAATCTACCATAGATCCAAGAGCTTTTGTTATACTTGATGATTGTCTTTTTGATGATAGATGGACTAGAGATAAAATGATGCGTTTACTTTTTATGAATGGGCGTCATTGGAAGATTATGCTTATTATTACTATGCAATATCCACTAGGTATTCCTCCAACATTAAGAACAAATATAGATTATGTTTTTATTCTTCGTGAACCTTATATTGCTAATAGAAAACGTATATATGAAAATTATGCAGGTATGTTTCCAACATTTGAATCATTTTGTCAAGTTATGGACCAGTGTACTGAAAATTTTGAGTGTCTAGTTATTAATAATAATGTAAAATCAAATAGATTACACGAACAGATTTTTTGGTATAAGGCCGAATCACATAAAGATTTTAAATTAGGTTCTAGAGAATTTTGGGAAATATCAAAAAATATTAATTCTGATGATGAAGATGAAGTATATGATCCAAATAAAGGTGTAAAACGTCAAGGACAAAAAATTAATGTTAAAAAAAATCGTTGGTAATTATAAAATTTACCATTTACATAGCAAAAATTTTTCTTTAACAATATCAAATAAATATTTCCAATTTAAATATAATCTATTTTGTATTTGACAATTACTTAACAAACTGTCTTTATTAAACCCAAATATTTTTTTTTATCTATTAATATTTTTATATAATTTTAATAGGTCAACATTATCTTCTATTTAAAATTCAATAGTAA